TTACTGTGCGACTGCGATTTCCCTCGCGTATGCCTGACACGCCGCCAGAGCGATCAGTCCTTGGTCACCGTCGCCGGCGATGGCGACAATTCGTTGAGCAGCCGCTGGGTCAAGTTCACCGCGCGCGGCTCCATGAACCACGCTGCCGGTACAGGGGCCGGCTGGCAGCCCACCGCTACTACTCGGGGCGGCGGCGAGTAGGACTGACAGCCGCACATCAGCAGTAGCAAGCCGGTCACGCAGGCGAGCCTGATTGGTTTGAGCATCACGCAGCTCCTTGTAATGGGTTTCGTCATTCACCTGCAGGCGGGTTTCCAGCGCTCGGCGCTCAACCTGCTGGCGTTCTTGCCACTCGATCACCGCCACCGCCGCCTGCTCACGCTCACGCTGATGCACCTCGGCCTGGGTGGCCAACTGGCGCTCGTAGCTGTTGGCCTGCCACTTCCAGGCGGCCGCCCCGCTGCCTGCCATCAGCAACAGGACGACGAGAACCACGCCGCACAGGCGCCAGATTGCGCCACTCACACCAGCACCTTCGCGGCCAAGTCGCGCAGCGCCACGCGTTCCGCCTGGCCAATCAAGCCGCCGTTGATGGTTCGGGTGATCTTGGCGAACTGCCCGGAGTCGGCCAGTTCATTGAGGCCGTTCGACTGCCAGAACCATCCGGCGACCAGGGCGGCAGTCTCGGGCTGCTCCACCAGCTCAGGGTGATTCACCAGGTCCAGACCCAGGGCGACGCCGGCGCCGCGGTAGTTGTTCGCACCGGTCAACTGGATAAGGCCACGGCCTCGATACTTCCACCCGTCGCCTGGCAACTTGTTACCCATTCGGCCGCCGTACGCGATGTTCGCAATCTGCTCCGGCTTGCGTGCAACCTGCGCTGCCAGGGCGGCGTCGAAGCGATTCGGCCAGACGGCCTGGAGTTGATCCGCGCTGTAGTTCAGGTTCTCGACCATCCGGGTCATCTGGCCGGACTCATGCCCGACCTGGGCGATGAAGGCCGACATGCGCACCGGGGAGTTGATCTTGAAGCGCGCCATCGCCGCATTCAGTGCGGGCACAAAAAAGCCCGCAACTTGGCGGGCTTGGGGAAGGATCTGCAGCAACTGCTGCTGGGTGATCGGCATGGTGTTTCCTCAGGCAAAAATAAACCCGCTCGATGGCGGGTGACGGTGTATCAGGTTGGCTGGACTGGCCGTTGGGTTGCGTCCGGGTAGCCCTCGGCGCCTTCGGTCCAAGCTCGCAGTGCGAGCCAGTAGGCCTTCCACTGTGCTGCGGTCCCGGGAATTGAGTCGTCACCGAATTCAATAGCGGTAACGTTTTCGCGGGCAAGGGGCATCTCGATGGCGCGCCATTCGTCTTCGATCTTGCGCAGCTCAAATAAGCTGGGGCCCCAGCCCGGAAACAGCCATGCCTGGTCTGCATTGATTGGCGGTGGTCCGTCTACCTCTATAGCCCCGTCGGGGGGATTGTCATCCCACCCGCCAAGGTACTTGCCGTTCTCGTCGATATAAAATTTCATTGGTACACCCTTACTATCATTCGCCAGTTTGCTGGGGTCATTATCCCACCTTGCCCACCATTCACCGTCAGGGTTAGAAGGCCTCCGACTGCTGTCAGCACTCCAATTTGCGTAGCACTCCAGCTAAGCATGTGGCCATAAGCTGTGGTGGAGTAAGGGGCGTAATCCATTGGCCTGACCTGATCACCTACCGCGTACACAAACTCAGCATTTACGCAGACCATAATGACATCAACGTGCCGAATAGTGCCTGTTACGCCATGTGTAAAAGCGTTGACGCCACCGTTGACCCATGCAGTTTGCGGACTTTCGTAGACCCGAACGAGGTTGTTCTTGGCTTCAAGGTTCTGAATCCGGGAGGCCTGGGCTGCGACCTGGGCCGCAGTAGCGGTGACGTCGACCGTGCCCGGGTTGACCGCCGTTGTCCCGCCAATGCAGCACCAGATAACCGATGAACTGAAAGGGCGGGTCTCTAGGCCGATGCGAGGGGTTCCGTTGGTTCCATCCGCTACCTGAGTAGCTGTCACGTTAGACGGGTCAACGTCCGTAGGGTTTACAAAGTAGGCGCCTCGGCGCGACGCATTGGACCCCGCTGGCGTGGGATAACTGGCATATCCCGCGAGCTTAAATGATCCGGTCGCGATGCCGGGCGCCGTACCCTGCAGCGTATCCACCTGCATCAACCCTGGCGTACCTGCCGAGTTCAATCCGTAGCCCCGCAAGAAGGCAGCCGGGGTCAGACCATCCGAGTACTTGCCGTTGAGGTCCGGCATACGAAACGTGGTCGACCCGTCACCGCTGGAAAACTTACCCCGGCTGAGTGGGTTTGCGATCCAGTTAGCATCGGTCAGGGCGGTAGCCGATACCAGAGCCCACAGTTGGGGCCACATGGCGCGCGTTACGAGCTGGCCGCTACGCGGGATGTATCCAGCTGGCAATGTCGCCTCGGATATATCCCAGATGACCAGGCCGCCGACCGGCTGCCCGGAGCCGCCCGCGACTGATTTCCAGGCTCCGTTCGCCGCCAGGAATTTATCTTGGTCACCCGCGACCGGAGCCGGCACCAGACCTTTTGCCCCGGCAGTCGAAGCCGTAGCCCCCACCAGGGTCGGAACACCCGTTGTCGAACCCGTACCGCCCTGCTCCACGCTCAGCGCCGTAGTGAGCCCGGAGAGCGACGTGATATCGCTGTTCGCGCCGCTGGCCGCCTTACCCCGGGTGACAATTTCGGCTTCTTCCGCAGACTCCGCAGCTGCCTGAGCCGACGCCGCTGCCGCCTCCTCAGAACCAACGACGGCATCCCTTGCCGCCTCGGCGCGCAGAGCCGCTTGGCCAGCTGACGTCGCATCCTGCGAGGTCGACTCCTTATTCTGGGTCGACAGGTCAGCGGCAGCAGTTGCGATATCCGCCTTGGCCACAGCCACGGCTTCAGCCTGAACCGCGGTCGCAGCAGCTTCGGTTGCGGCCGTGACTTGCTCTTGCATGTCCGCCACGCCGCTGGCAATCACACTGGTTGCAGCGCGCAGTGCATCGGCCGAGTCTTTGACATAGCCCTGCAAAGGGGCGAGTGCGTACGCCGACGGGTCGCCATAGGGCGGTGAAATCGACAGCGCAGTGTTGCTGGCAATGTTGGTGACTTCGTACCATCCGCCATCAGGCCCGCGGAACGCATCACCCACTCGCGAGTTTGCAATGAAAGAGGTTCCCATACCAATAACGGCATTAGAGCCTTGGGTTACGGAAACCGTGCCCGTTTTATACCATGTCATTTGTTTGTCCTAAGAGATGGGCTTAGCGAACACAATTGGGATATAGAAAGATAAAGAGTTACTTACCCCTACGATGAAAGGTACAACTCTGTTATTTTCGTACTCCCAGGTACAGTATAGCTTTGCGTATGTTGTACTAGAGCTTCCAACGTCCATGCCAATCGTATTTATCAACATGTAGTCTCCAGTATCAAGAGGCGAGTAAGCCGTCCAGTTACTCCTTCTTTGACCCTGACCAACAGTAGATGAACCTATGTAAGTCCAGTTTGTTATCGTTCGCGTGAACTGTGCACAAGGCGTCCCACCATCGAATAGAAGTTTGGAGCTCCCATCCCAAATGCGAAATCCATAAGTTGCAACCTCTCTTGATTGGAACGCGGCACAGAAGAATTTTCCTCCACCGCCCCCAATAAAAGAAAACCCCGTCCAGTTGCCAGGGCCGCCACTAATGGTTGCATATTGAAACGTGGTACTTGCATCCGGCCTGACAAATACCAGGGGCGGCTCCTGCGTGGTAACCGCGGGGGAGAAGCCGGCGCCGCCTGCATACCTACCGGACTGCAAAACGACTAACCTTGAAAACTCCGAATCTAAAGTGACCACGTTATTGTTGTTGGTAAATTCAAGACCATAAGACATCTATCTATCCTTCATAACCAAGAGCCTTTGTGTTCCCAGGCCAATCACCGCAGTAGAGTGGGATCGATTGCCAAACCAAACATAAACCCCACCCTCGACAACTTGCGGCTCAAACTGAACCGCATAGGCATTTTGCGCATTTGGATCTTGGGGGTATGCGCCGATTGGAAGGCATACAGCAGAGTGTGTTGATGGGCTGACTCCGGGAATACTTATGTAGGTATTCCTGGGCCCTGAGTTATTAGGTACTCCTCTACTGACAAGCCCTGAATACACAACTCTTACCGTGAACGAGTTCTCATCCAGTTCAAGATTGCCGGTTGGCCCCCATACTCTTATCCCATAGCTCATGCGGCAAGATCTCCCCACTGGAAGCGCTTGGCATCGTTCTCGTCGAAGACTTTGCCGCCGCGGTTATTGATGGTTTGGCGCCCACCAACACCGACGGTGCTGTTTAACTCAAACTCACCGGTGACGAAATTGATCATCAGCCCGGTTTTCCCCGGGACGTAGTTGGCCGACTGGATACTCTGGGTCAGCTTTGCCACGCCAATCGAAGCGTCCTGGATGAACGCCGAGCGCATAAACACCTGCCCGCCCTGCACGGTGAAAGGTGTGAAGACCTGGCCGCCAGCCAGGGTGCTGACAATGGCGAATCGATCCGCACTCACCAGGAACTGGCTTCGAAGCACTCCTTCTTCGTCCTGCTCGATACCCAGACCAAAACCAGCCGCCACCAACTGGCCGTCGGCATTGACCTGCATCTTCACCGAGTACATCGTGGAAAACTTGCCGTCGGTGTCGGCCTGGGCCCGGCTTACCGTTTGGATATCCGCAGAGTTATCCTCGATCTTGACGCCGATCCGCTGGATGGCCTGGGCTGTCGCCTGTCGATCGCTCACAACAACGCTCTCGAGCTCGCTCACTGAGCCGCTGACGTCTCCCACCTTTGCGCTGAGTTCGGCCTGCCGCTGCACCATGGCCTCGTTCTGCGAAGCGCGCGTCTTCACTTCCTGCGCGAAACTCGCCGAAGCGTTGTAGCCCTGGAGTGCATCGGCAAGATCGCCCTCCCCGTTGTCATCTCGATAGGACGCCTGCAGCGCCTGAAGGCTCGACGCTTGGGCAGTCACCACGCCACCCAGCTCAGTGATGCTGGTGGTGTTGGTCTCCACCTGGCGTGCCAGGCCATTGGCCGTGACCAGCACCTGGCCAACGTCCGCCCAGTAGTCGACGTTCGGCGGCGAGGTATCGACCGGCACCAGCTTGGTGGCCTGATAGATCCGCTTGCCGACCACCACCAGGTCACCCTCGAGGTACACCGAATCGGGGTCATAAGCCGACAGCCCGTCGAGCGCATCGATCTGCGCCTGCAAGCCTGGGATCTTGTCGAGCTCATCGTTGATGTCGTCGCCCAGCTCAGTGCGGCCGATCTGCCCGGCGATCAACTCCAGCACCGGCGCCGCGTCGGCACTGGCCATCCCCATCACGCCATTGCCGACGGGATAGAACGGACCCACATTGCCGGTGCGGTCCACCAAGCGCGCCCAGAAGAAGAACTGAGCGCCGGCAGAAAGCGCCTGCATGCTGTAGTTGCTTTGCGGGTGCGCTAAGTCGGCCAGCTTGGTGGCCACCGACAGATCATTGGCCTGGCCATACCACAGTTCGGTGCGCTGGGTGTCCTCGGCACCTGGTGGGAAGCCCCACCGAATTCCGATGCCGAACAGTTCGCTGGTGGTGGACAGGAACGCCACCGCCGGCGGCAGGCCCGTTTTGCCTTCCAAGTTGGTCAGGTTGGAGCTCTTCCAGATCGAGGAGATCTCGAAGGCGCTCACCGAGCGGACACGGGCCAGGTAAGCGCCCGAGTAAATGCCAGTGACGTCTACGCTGGTCGATCCAGTCCGCTGCAGCTTGATCCAGTTTCCGTTGTCCTTGCGCCACTCCACGTCATACGCGACGGCACCGGTCACAGCAGGCCAGGAGACGTTCATGGTATTGACCGCCAGGCCCTGGTCCACCGAGTAGTTCGACGTGATGTCGACACTCGACGGCGCCGGCACCACGGTGGTCGGTACAACGCTGATTGGCCGCTCCTCCAAGCTCGCGCCAGTGTCGATGTGATCGAACTTGCTCGGGTCGTACTGAACTGCCGAGATTTCGAAAACGCCAGGCTCTGGCTGAGCAACACTCACTACTCGATAAAGCGGGATGGCCAGGTCATCAGCATCCAGCGCCCACACCAATTCCGGCTCGGGCACCACGGAGTAAGCCACCGTGACGGTGACCTGCCGGCCGCTCACAAGCTCAACGGTGCGCCCTTCACACTTACCATCTGGCAGGTTGAGGATCAGACGATCGCCGAGCTTGGCCTGGGTATCACGATTCAAGGTGATGACCTTCCCGTGCACCGCAGAGATGCGCCCACCCACCGGCCGGCCTGCGAGCAGTTCGTCCGCGATCGGGATCACGTAGCCAGGCAGCGGGATACGTCCGTCCAGACCGACTTTGAACGTAATAGCCCGGTCCTTGGAGTTTGTGAGCAATGCCCACTTGCCGCGCCGCTGCGCCTCAGACTCGCGCGTGCACCCTATTGCGCTGACCTCAAGTGGGTTGTCGCCATACCGGCGCTGCAACTTCGCATCCGTAACGGCGGTGACGTCGGTGTCGTAGTTGTTCGCCGGGTTGTCGTAGCTGATCAACGCCCGGCTGTAGCGTGTGCGCTCCGAAGAGCTCGAATACGTAAACCTGCCATCAATGACGTTAGCCCGCGTGTAGGCGAAGTCGAAGTCAGTGGCGCGCGGCATATCCGACAGGGTGAAGACCTGGCCCTGTGCCCAGTAGGTCATGCCCCGGTAGATCGCCGAGATGTCGCGCAGCAGTGACCAGGCATCAGCCTTGCTCTGCAGGTTCAGGTTGCAGAGAAAGCGCGGCTCTTGGCCGCCCTTCCCGTCCATCACCAGCTGGTCGCAATACTGCGAGATGCGGTAAAGCTCCCACTTGTCCACCATCCACGGCTTGATGCGCCGGCCCAGGCCGAAGCGGTCGTTCGTGGTGATGCCATAGGTGTGCCAGACCGGGTTGTCGGTCCACGCCTCTTTAAAGGTGCCGTCCCAAATACCCGAATAGGTGCGGGTCCGAGGATCGTAATTGCTCGGTACCTGCCACTTCCGGCCATCGCACTCGACGGTCACAGCAGGGATGCTGCGAAACTGTTCGGCAGAAAACTCGATGTAAAGCAACGCGGTGTTCGGGTATCGAATCTTCGCGTCGATCACCTCGGTGAAGCCGGCAATCTGCATGGTGTCCGAGATTTTATTGTTGTTCTGGTTTGCAGTCAGTCGAGTGATGCGCAGCAGCCACCCGGTTGTTGCGCGCGGCAGATTGATACGGCGGGTGCGCTCGTACAGGCTGGTGGTCTTGCCGCACACGGCCTCGTTCAAAACCTCCTGATACGTGCCCCCATCAGTTGCCAGCTCGACCTTGTACGCGATCGTGTAACCGTTGATGTTGCCGCCGGAGTCGACCGATTGGAGCGCAGGCCAAGCAAAGCGCACGCGCACAGCCGAGAGCTGGATATTGGTGATAGCGCGAACCCACTGCGTGCCGCTGCGCAGCTCGGTGCTGATGGTTGTTTCGTTCTCGACCGATGGGATGCCCTGAATATAGGACTGGTCCACAGCCCCGCTGCGCCACTCCCATTTCACGTTCGGGAAGTTCATGTTTCCCTGAGGGTCTTGCAGCGGCGTATTGTCGAGAAAGATGTCCTTGGCGGTAGGAGCACCTTCAAACTCGCCCTCACCCACAGCAATAAGCATTTTCGCAATGGCGACGGAACGCAGGCTGTCTGGTGCCTC